AAGATATTTTCACGCAAAGGCAAATGAAAAAGGAAAAGAAGGTAAAAAATGGAAAAAATGGGCAAAAGAGTTTGGGGACGATACTAAAGATTTTAGTAAATTACCGGAAAAAAAGAAAAAGAATAAAAAGAAGAAAGTTAAAGAAATACAAGTGTGGGGAGTAAATTCTAATCCAGGATTTGGATTAGGTCAAATACCAAGAGATAGTATGACAGATTTCCAAAGTAAAAGCTTTAACCCAACAAATATAGGACCTATGGAAAATATAAACCCTAAAATGAAAAAAGGAAAATTATTGGAGTATCTTTCAGAGTTAACTACCAGAGGAGGTGCAAACGGAAAAATATATAAGAAAAAAGATTTAACCAAATCTTCTGCACCATATATTACTGAAGCTCCTATTGACTATGGTGATAGACCAGAAAGGATAAATCCTGATATTGAAAGAAAATTATCAACTCAGGACACAGCATTCGGTAAAGATTTCCCAGGTTTTCCAAAAGTCGATGATGATGACGTAGTTAATAACTATGAGGAGTTAATAGCAACTAATAGATTCAAAACGGTTGTTGATAATTTTAAGAGATATACGGGTATTGAAGGTAACGCTACCGATATGCAAAATTTAATGCAGTTACAAGGTATGATGATGCAGTCATTACAAAATACTTTAAGAATTGAGGCGAGTAATAAACAAAGATTAGAAGACTTAGCAATAGAAATAGTTACTAAAGATTTGAATGTACCTGAGGGTTCATTACAATTTGATGCCGAAATTACAGGTATGAAAAAACTTAGTAAAGACGATATGAGAAAAAAACCTCAGAATCAAGAACAGAATTTGGAACAAGAAGAACAAACTCTAGAACACATGGAGGAATTAGATTTAGAGGTGGCTAAAAGAAGATTCATAAATTCAATGATGCAAGGTTCGGCTAAAAAATCTTTATATCTATACCACATGGTTAGCGATGAACTAAATGAAATAGACCCAACTTTAATGAATCTTTATGGTGTTGTAATTTCAGCAAATGATTTAATGTATTGGATTATGCCAGATATGATGGGTGCAGGTGGAGGAGAAGGTGCTCCAGTGTTCGGAAAAGAAAAAATAGACCTTTCTACTACACCACCAACAGTAGTGGCTAAAGGAATGACCTTTCCTGTTTTAGTTCATGAATTACATAAAGGTGTTATGGAATATCTTTCTTTACATGGTTTACCTGGTGATAAAGAATTAAGACAAAAAGTTATGGATAAGGCTGACTTTTTAGAAGACGAAATGTGGGACTTAAGATTAGGACCTGGTTTATGGGAAAGATTTATTGATGCAATCGGTGCGGACGACTTTGATGTTAAAAATCACCTTTATACCGAGATAATTCAAATGCCAGCAAAAGAATTTTTATCGTTTATGAAAGAAGTACAATCTGGAAGTGAAAAAGGAAAACAAATGATGGTAAATCTAGCCAAAAAAATTAGGGATGAAATTCAACAAGATGATTATGAAGAGGCAACAGGTGAATATGGAGATGATGAAGAAGTTGGAACGTTACCGAGTCGGTCTGAAGAAATTGATATTGATGATTTATTCCCAGTTGGAAGTGAACCAATAGAACAAGAAATGGATATAGATACACTTTTAGATAAAATATCAGATGGTGGTATGGAGTCTTTAACACCAGAAGAATTACAGTTCCTAAAAGACCAATCATAAATCTTTATAAGTGTTATTAAGTCCTTTATATTTATAGTATATGGGAGAAAAGATGAAAAATAAGAAATTAGAGACTTTAATGCTATGGGCTAAGTGTAAATCAGACCCCGCATATTTCATTGCTAATTATCTAGAAACTTTTGACAAAACAAAACAAACTTACGTAAAGTTTGAGCCGTTTCCTAAACAATTAGAGGCAATAAAATCATTTAAGGAAAATCGTTATAACATAGTATTAAAATATAGACAAGCTGGTATATCTACATTAACGGCGGCTTATATTACTTGGTTAGTGACTTTTGCACACGCAGATAATCCAGAAAAGGTTCTAATATTAGCCAATAAAAGAGAAACAGCAATGGAATTCTTAAACAAGGCTAAGGTATTTCACTCTCAGTTGCCTAAATGGGTTTCTGTTGATATTGGGGATACTAATTCCAAACAACACGTAAGATTTACTAATGGTTGTGAAATTAAAGCTGTAGCAACTTCTGCCGATGCTTTAAGGGGTTATACACCTTCTTTATTAATTTTAGATGAGGCTGCCTTTATTGAAGGAGGACAAGATGTTTGGGCGGCTTGCCAAGCTTCACTATCAACAGGTGGGGACGCAATTTTAGTATCCACACCAAATGGGTACGATCCTATATATCACACTACATATGATGGTGCTAAAAAAGCAGAAAATGATTTTAAGATTGTAGAAATGCGTTGGTATGAAGACCCTAGGTTTAACAAGGATTTGAAATGGGAAAAAGAAGGTGAGGAAACCATACATGATGAAAGTCAAAATTTTGAAAAGTATGCAGAATATGTAAGAAATGGATTTAACCCAACAGCACCGTGGTATTTGGAGATGATAAGACAAATGAACGGAAATATGCGACTAGTAAATCAAGAAATAAATTGTGATTTTCTAGGTTCAGGTGAAACTGTTATTGATAAAGAGTGGATAACTCTACAAGAAAAAGAAAATAAAAGAGAACCAGTAAGAAAAGAGGGATTCCAGAGAGAATTATGGATATGGAAAGATCCTGAACCCGGTAAAAAGTATGTAATGGGAGTTGATGTGTCTACTGGACAGTCTGACGACTTCAGTGCTTTTAGTATTATTTGTTTAGATAGTGATGAGGGGGAGGAACAAGTTGCTGAATATTATGGAAAGATGCCACCTGACGAATTGGCGAATTATGTTTGGCAAGTAGGTAATCGTTATAACGCTTATGTTGTAATAGATATAACAGGAGGGGTAGGATTACCGACATCCTTAAAGTTAAAGGAAATGGGTTATTCGCAACTTCATTATCCAAATGGTGATAAAAATAAAAACCCAGGTTTTAATATTGACTCTAATAGAAGGATAGTTGTTAGTGAATTAGAAGAGTCGGTTAGGACAAATAGAGTAAAAATAAGATCTGAAAGAACAATTGCCGAAATGACAACCTTTGTTTTTAGAAATGGAAGACCTGACCATATGGTAGGTTATCACGATGATCTTTTGTGGGCGTTAGGTATGGGATTATATGTGGCTAATACCACATTTAAGGAAATTGAAAAAAATAGGAATCATACCGCTGCGATGATAGACAGTTGGATGACCTCAGAAAAAGAGAATCCACACATAAATTCAATCAAACCAGCACAAGAAAAACAGTCAATGACTCAATCATTTAATAATCCAAATCCAAACACTCCTAGGAGAAATATACCAGACCCTATGAATCCTTTTGGTCCGATGAACCCCAATCCTGGACAACTTTATAGAGAACATGGGTGGTTATTTGGTGGTATGATGGGAAGAAGACGTAATTAGGGTTTATCTTATGAACTTTTTAGTTTATCATTATCTATAACTATTTATATTAAAATAAGATAAATTAATGGCCGATAAAAATTTAACAATATATCAGAGATTACAACAAGTATTTGGTGCGGGTGCTATGAGAAGAGATGTACCAACCTACAATGTTGATCCTAGTAAAATAATATTAAAAACACCATCTAAAGCTGAATTTGACCAAGAAAAACTTCAAGCACAACAAACAGCTTTTCTAAAAAATCAATGGAATAAAGTAGATAGTGAACTTTATAACCAAGCAATATATTATGAAACTACTCGTCTAGCCTCGTTTTATGATTTCGAGTCTATGGAGTTTACTCCGGAAATTGCCGCGGCTTTAGATATCTACGCCGAAGAAAGTTGTACTCCAGATGAGAGCGGTACACTTTTAACAGTAGAATCCGACTCTAGTAGAATAAAAGATATTGTAGATAATCTTTTTCACAAGATTTTGGACTTACATGCTGTATTACCAGCATGGACTAGAAATACATGTAAGTATGGTGATAATTTTGTATATCTTAAAATAGACCCTAAACAAGGAATTATTGGGGCTTCACAATTACCCAATATTGAGATAGAGAGAAAGGATGAAAGTAGTTATTTAACTTCTCGTAAAGCTGGTACTTATGGTGTTGAGGGAGAAGAAGAAAAAGATAAAAATATTAAGTTTGAGTGGAGAAACAAATCAATATCATTTAACGCTTGGGAGGTTGCTCACTTTAGGTTATTAGGAGATGATAGAAGATTACCTTATGGTACTTCTTTATTAGAAAAAGTACGTAGGATTTGGAAGCAATTATTATTATCAGAAGATGCGATGATGATTTATCGTGTAACAAGGGCACCAGAAAGAAGAGTATTTAAGATTAACGTTGGTAATATTGATGATCAGGACGTACAGGCATATGTACAAAAAATAGCTAATAATTTTAAGAGGACTCATGCGGTTGATAATAGCACAGGTCAGGTAGATTTAAGGTATAACGCCTTAGCGGTTGACCAAGACTTTTTTGTTCCAGTACGTAATGATGGTGCAGCGAATCCAATTGAAACGTTACCAGGAGCTGGTAATTTAGACCAAATCGCTGACATAGAATATATACAGAAAAAAATGTTATCCGCATTAAGAATCCCTAAACCATTTTTAGGATTTGACGAACCAGCAGGGGAAGGAAAAAATTTAGCACTACAAGATATTAGATTTGCTAGAACAATTAACAGAGTTCAACAATCTATGGTCCAAGAATTAAATAAAATTGCAATAATACATCTCTATATTTTAGGTTTTGAAGATGAGTTGGAGAATTTTACTCTAAGATTAAATAATCCTTCTACTCAGGCGGAAATGTTAAAAATAGAACAATTCCAATCAAAAGTGGCTTTATATAGAGATTCAGTTTCAGACGCTGGAAATGGATTTGGTGCAACTTCTATGACTTGGGCTAAGAAAAATATCTTAGGTTTTAGTGACGATGATATTCTTTTAGACCTAGAAAGACAGAGAATGGAAAAAGCTGCAGCGGCAGAAATGGAAAACACTTCTGAAATAATAAAGAGTACCGGAGTTTTTGACAAAGTGGATAAACTTTATGGTGTTGCCGCAGATGGAGAAGATTTACCTGATGGAGAGTCAGATGAAGAAACAGGTGGAGACGATATGATGACAACCCCACCATCGACTCCGCCAGCAACAGGGGGTGATGATGAAGTTCCAGATGAATTAATGGAAGATGGTACAAATTATGAAAAACTAGTGAATAGTGTTGATGTGGACACTCTAAAAAAACCATCCTTCACAAAAAGTAACTTAATTAAAGAAGAACTAGAGTCACTAAAAGAGAATTTAGATAAACTTTTGGAATAGTTTTATATTTATTATATAAAACATACTGTATGAAAAATTTTGGTGATTTACTTGATTCCATATATTTCGTGGCATCTAAAAAATATTCTCGTGATAAAAAAAATTGTGGTACAATTCTAAAAGAGTGTATCAAAATAATCAAAACTGATAATATCCTATCAGATCAATTCACAATATTCAATAATCTTAAAGAATCAGTTTTAGCTGAAAAAGAAATTAATGAATACATTAATTATAATATTCAGGCACTAAAAAAGTATAAACCTAGTGAAATTTTTGAATCCAATAAAAAATTAGGTAATTTACTAGAAAAAATAGGAGGAGAGTTAAAAAAGAATAGTATCAACGAATCAATTTCTAACTTATGTTTTTTAATGAATACTGCTAAAAATGTTAACTCTTTATATGAGTCAAGACAAATAGTTAAAGAAAATTTAAGTAAAAATAAAACTAAGGAAAATAAAGATTTACCTTCAGTGCCTATCGCTTTAGTAAGTAAAATGGTTAGTAAAAAATATAACCAAAAATACAGTGATTTAACTGAATCAGATAAAAAACTACTAAAGGTAATTTTAGAATATAAGGAAACAAAGGAAAAACTTTTTAACGAATATAAAGATAAAGCAACAAAACTACTTTCGGTTAATATAGTAGAAAACGATGACCCTAATTTACATACAAACTTAAAAAAGAGTTACAAAAAAGTTAAAGAAATGGAGTTCATCAATGAAAGTGTGGTAAATGATATTAGTAAACTACACTATTTAATAGAAGGGTTAAAGTAAAATGGCTAGACTAACAAACGAACATTTACATAGTGAAATCAAAATAGTGAAAAATGATATGGCACATCTTAAAGATGGACAGTCACAAATTCAAGAAGATTTAACTATGATAAAAAAGCAGTTATTAGGACCGGATGACGGTGCTATTGCAAGAATAAATAAAAACACTGATTTCAGAAATAAAACTCAAAAGGTACTATGGTCTATTTGGGTCGTACTTTTAGGTATCGTCGGTAAAATGATGTTCTGGGATTAGTTAAAAATTAAAAATTAAAAATTATGAATTTTTTTACAAATATGTTAAGTGGAGGAAGTAAAGTATCAAGCAAAAGATTTGTTACTTTTCTTTGTTTATTATTTATGTTAATTGGGTATGTTGCAAACTTATTTTGGGACTTTACAATTGACGAAAACATTTTTAACTCATTACAATGG